CAGCAACAATGCAGAAGTTGGTGCTGATATAGCTCAGCAGGATCAGCGTCCTAATTGCTGCTATAGCGTCTGCCTCGCGGTCATGGCGCCCAACCTTCTCGCCGATGGCCAGGCACCAAAGCCGCCACGCCCTACGCCCAGGGAACACCAGCCGCCTTAGTAGGAGCCGCCTGTTCATCCAGTTGCGCCTGAAGTGCAGCTTCAATAGCAGGCACGTCTAGCCTGTCCTGCGTCCAGCCGATGACGATCTCTGGCGTTAGGTCAGCGTAGGGGATGATGTTGTCCTCAGGCTGCTCTAGGCCGATGCTGCCGTAGGTGGAGCTGCTGTAGGTGCCATCTTCGGCGGAGAGCGTCCAGTGGACGGTGTAGACGATCCCATCAGCCGTGTGGCGTTCGAGGTTGGCGATGGCCCAGGTGTAGGTGGTCATGGTGGTGTGGTGGTGGTGACTACGCGCCCTTGAGGGCAGCCACATCAGCCTCTAGGGCTTCGATCTTGGCGATGGCTTCCTGCAATGCTTTGGTTAGCAGGGGCACCAACTTGGAATTGTCCACGGCCCAAGTATCTTGCACTTCTTCGCCATCGTCGCCAACTTTGACGGCATCAGGCAGCACTTGATTTAATTCTTGCGCAACAAAACCATAATTAACTGTATAACCAGTTTCGGTCCATATGTATGAACGAACTTGAATAGAAGACAGCAGATCGACTGCGCTTGTGGCTGGTTGAATTGCTGACTTGAGGCGGCGATCAGACGTTACGTTATAACGAACAAGGCCAGCAGCGCGGTTGTAATCAATTAGTCCTCTTTCGGTTACTGCTGCTTCCGTCAGAAAACTAATAAACTTTGCATCTCCCGATGTTGATGCGTTCCAGGTTTCAATAACTTGTGCAGCACTACCCGCATCGTTCTTGAATGATCCTGTTACAAAAGTTCCACTGCCAGAATCAACATTTAATCGGTTTCTGGCGTCACTAAGAAGCCGAGTAGACGTGCCAACTAAGAGCCTGCCGGAGCTGTCGATGCGGGAAACTTCACTAGCATCAATTTTGAAAATTGCAGGAGCAGTACTGGCGTTTGATGTAAAAGTAGAAGTTCCTGTTGATGAAATACTTAAACGGTTTAGGGGTTCATGCCCTACACTGCCGCCTACATTATTGTCGGCCGTGTAAAACTCAATAGAGCTACTTCTCACATTATTGGGAAACGAATAATTACCAGGCTCATCGGTAAATACAATCGCTGCGGAAGCCCCACCGTTGGATCCAGTACCCTGGGTCAAAGGATCTATAGCACGGCGAGTGTTATCTTGCCTAGCGTAGTAGGTAAGCGCCGGGTATCTAAAAGTGCTTGAGCTGCCATCGTGAGCACCATCTGCAATTCTAATAGAAGCCTTATTTACCCCACCACCAGATTCCAATGTTGCCAGGGGCGTAGTAGTGCCAATCCCTACGCGGCCTGCTGCGGTAATATGCATCCGAACAGCTTCTACGTCATTTTCAGTTGTAGTAAATTGCAAGAAGTTGTCAATGCTTGCGGTAGAAGAGTGATCGCCTTCTTTTCCGGCAATAACTTTGCACGCTGATCCACCAAATGTTCCTCTAACGCCTAATTGCAGTGCCGCTGTTTCGTTTGTGCCACCCTCACTGGTGTTTACTAGAAATAAAAGACTCTGTGGACCATCAGTTGATGCAGTAATATGTAACGGGGCTGATGGGCTGCTAGTTCCTATGCCTACGCGGTTATTCGCAGCATCAACGTAGAACGTATTGCTGTCGATGTTGACGTTACCGCTGGCATCAACGACGATGCGTGAGGTGCCGCCAGTGCTAATCCCAACCTGATCTGCACCGGGGCTGTAGAAACCAGTATCGGTGCCGCTGTCCTTGAAATAAATTGATGGCGCGGCAGCAGTGCCGTTTTCAATTGGTAGCGTGCTCCACTCGCCGTCAAGCTGAAACAGCGTCACCCATGCGCTGTTGGCTGAGTTGCGGATCTTCAGCAGCCCGGTCGTGGTATCAGCCCACCACTGGTAGGCATACATCGTCGCCGGTTGAGTGGCGCTGCTGTTATTGCTGACGATTGCGGCCAGGGCACCGTTTAGGTCAGACCTAACAGCGGCGCCAGTACCGTTGGCGATGACGTAATCGTGCGTAGCCACAAGTTAAGCCTGTGATTGTCGCACCATTCTACACCCCACGTCCATAACCGACTGCGGTGTAAGTGAAGTTACGGTCGATGGCCGTACCAGCAGCATTGCGGAAGGTGACCTGGAAGTTGGTGCCGGTCACGGTGCCGAGCGTGAAGTAGTCGCCTGTTGCCATGTTCTGCGCTGTGATGCCGATGCTTGGCAGGTAGGCATTCACTCCACCGATCGCTGCTGTACCGGTAAAGAATGCCTTATCGAAGGTTATGGTTTTGGTGCCTGCACCACTGGCGACGACGCCATTGCTTTGCTCAGTGCGGCGCTGGAACGTAGCATCATAGCCAAGTTCATCAATCAAGATGTTTTCTGCCGGATCACCTGATTGCAAGACAGCCTTAAACTGAAACCCTCGACCCAAGAAAGTACCAGTCACAAAGGGTTGGTATTCACTCCACGTCGGTGTGCCGGATGGGTTGTCATTTGTGCGCCGCAAGTACAACACTGAGTTAACCGAGTCGTTGACGGCACCATCAAAGTCAGACCAAAAGTCAATTTCGGCTGTGCGACTGTCAATCAAGTCGTTGGGGAAGAAACCACGGGTGACAAAGTAGCGACTTAAGTCAAGGCTGAATACTGCGCCAAGGTCCAAGGTGTTTGTGAATACATAATTGCCTTCTGGCCATGTATCACTAAGGTAATCAAATGCTGGGATTAAATCAAAATCAAGGATTGTGTCAATAGTGCCAGTTCCGTCTAATACTAAAGCATCAAACTCCTCGCTATAGAAGACATTTGTTTTGGTGCCTTGAAATGGCGGGCTGTCCTGATCTTCACGCCGGCTTACGACTGCCAGCGCACCTAACGCTTCTGGTAGGTCAACGATGACGCTTGTCGCATCAGTTGACTGCCTGCCGCCATCATCCTGGAACTTAACCAGGATCTCACCTTCCAGCAGCGGGACGATGGCTTCAGTCTGCGTGCCAGATTTAGCTGGGATCAAGTCGATAGAATCGCTCCAGTCTGCCGAACCGTCAGTTTTTGAGCTATGCCTAATCTTGATAAGGCCACCCGTTCTAACATCAAGATCCCGCGTTTTATCCCAACGTAACCGTGCGCTATTGGCGCTGATTGCTTCAATGCTTAAGTTTTCTACATTACCTGGAACGGCAGTTTTGCCAACTAAATTAAACGTAGCAGGTGATATGACACTTGCATTACCAAGGCTATTTAATGCTTGGATTTGTACCTGCAACGTACCAGCCTGAAGATCGCCGATCCGCAACGATGGCGAGGTTGTTTCTGTTGTAATCCAGTTACTATTGTCTAGACGATGCTGAACGCGGAAGCTAGCAGTATTTTGCACTGGACTAATCCAGCTTAGGTCATAACCAGTCAATACACTTTGGCCGCTTTCATATAAAAACTCAACGCCACTGATGCTGCTTACCGGTTCTGGATGAGTGCTAAGGCTTGTGATGTCACGCGGTGTGACCTTTAAGTCGCTTTCAATAGACGTGTAAATAGTTTCATTGTACGTTAGTGCAGTTACGCCAAATACACCCGGCTCAGATTCTGAAACCGTAATGACCCGGAAGGTTTGCAGTTCTACGTCTGTTGTTTCGATCAGCCATATTGATTGCGAATTGGGCGCTTCACTGAATGCTGAGGTAACCGTGATAACACGGCCAACAATGCTGCTGATATTGCGCGTCTCAACCAATCCGGTTGGCATCATTACTTTAAGCGTGGCGCCATTGGCAACCGTGACGCTAAGGTTCTCAGTGCTGTCGATCGTGACGGCTGTTGTCGTTGCACTGCTGATCCTGCCACTGCGTCGTGAGCCAGCCTTCAGGGGGTCTGCGACATTGATGACCATGCCAGGGCGCAGCACGATCCCGCTGTCGATCGAGACCGCAAAGGTGACCGTCTCCGTGAGGTTCTGCTCGCTGAGCAGCATCCACTTACCAGCGCGAGCCGCTTGCCCTTGGCTGTAGCAACCGAGTAGTTTGACATCACGGTTGATGATGCCGTACTTGGCGATTGCCGCAGCATCCTCGACGTACTCAAACTCAACCTCGCCCAGGCCCTCATAGGTCTGGTAGCCGATGGTTGCGGTGCTGGCGCGTGCCTTCTGTGATGTGCCTGAGTAGTTGAAGATGCCGTCGATTACGTTGGCTGCCGTGATGACGTACTGCGGATCAGATGGTTTGTCCTGGCTGACCACCAACGTGCCGGCGCCGTAGTAAACAATCCCACGGAATAATGCCGTGAACTCCTGAATGACGTTGTAAACCTCATCGCGGCTGTTGAGCAGCAGGTTGCAAAGGAACCGTGGCTCTTGAGCGCCTTTGCCATCACTGACCAAAGTATTGCAGTATTGGCTGATTGTGTAGAAGTCGTAGCGATCAAGACTACTGGCTGGGATGGCGGCCCCGTAGCGCGTATTGGTCAGCAGATCCCATAGGCACCAAGCTGGATCAGCGCACCATGTAGCAGCACCAAACGTACCATCCCAGACGCCTGCATAGGTGACGCGGCCGAGATAGGTTGTGGTATCTACCGTGGCATTACTTGGCAACTGTACCTTGATGCCGCGCACCAAGTATTTACGGGATGGAATACTGCTAAATTGGCGGCTATCAAATCGCAGGAACGATAGTGCGCTGTTGGGATAACGCAGCTTTTCATCGATGATTTCTGTGTAGCTGTAGAAGAAAGTTTTATTCT